AACCCGCGAAAATATCTCATCTCCAGAAGCAAAAGCTTTATATGCTGGTGCGTATTCAGAACAATGGAAAGATGTATTAGATTAAATAACAATTAATATTTTATTAACATGGAAAAAGTAGATGAAGAAGAATTAAATGTCTTAGAGATTTTCGAGAGTGTGCATGAGACATACGAAGAAGCGGTTCAAAAAGCTTCAGAAGAAGTTGGTTTTACAAAGGTACCATTCTTCAATATGTCAAAAACAGGAGATTATACGGTACGAATAGGGCCAAACGCTCCAGTAAAAAAAGACGGCAAATGGGTGCCGGCTGATAGGAAGTCGTACGAATACCCAATCAAGAGTAAATTCTTGAAAATATCTTCAGTTGGTAAAGATGGGAAAGCAAAAGATTTCAACGTAAAGGTTCCTAATGCAAAATATGCAAATATTTCGGTGGATCTTATTGATTCGTTTGTTTCAGTTGCTTCTTCAAAATATGCAAATGATCAAGCCGTTATTAAGAAGATCGAAGGGTCCGGATATGATGGAGGTCTTAAGTGGGATTCTCAGCGCGTAATGTATGTTCTCGATATGGACAACTTGAAAGATGGCTGGGAACTACTTGAACTTTCTTATTCTCAATACAAAGAGCTTGAAGAAAGAAAAATCAAACTTTGGGAGAAGAATCTTAAAAAGGATAGAAACATCTCCCCATGCCCTATTTCTTCAATACAGGCAAATTGTGTCTTAATAACCAAGAAGACAGAAAACAAAAAGACAAAATACTTGTTCGATATTGATCGCGATATTACAGAAATTACTCAGGATCAATTGAGTTCATTGCTTAAGATGCCACGTATCCCAGATGTGATTTATCGTTATACAAGATTTCATTTGGAAGCTACAATAACTTTCTTGAAGCAGTTTGAAGAAAAACTCAACATTGACGTTATGAGTTCTCCTGAAATAAAGGAAGTTATTGAGAAAATCAGCCTGGAACTTCCGGCAGATGATAAGTCTCATTTTTCAACCGATAAGAAAGATACTGAAGGTGGGGGCGATGCCAGTGATGCAATGACAATTGATGATTTGTGGGACTCGTATGACGATCTTGTCAAAAACGAGATTAGTGACAAATCTGAAGAGGGATTAAAATTCCGTGAAGACATTATGGACTTCATCGAAGACAACAAGCTCACTACCAGAACAAGAGGAAAGTCTAACAAAGAATTGCTGTTAGCGATTGACGATGAACTTGCCGAAATAAACGGTGATGATGGAGACAAGCCGAGTGATAAAGACGTCATTCCAGCAAAAGAGCCTCCAGTAAAAAAAGAAGTTCCAAAAGAAGAGCCTAAGGTTGAGGATCCTCCTAAAGTTGAGGACAAAAAAGACGAAGGTGAAGACACTGAGAGACAATCAGTAAGAGACCGTAGAGCTAGAAGAGAAGCTCCAGTACAAGAAAAGGTAGCCGATGAGGAGTCAGATGATGCTCCAGCAGCAACAGCTTCTGAAACTCACGAAGCTCCATCTGAAAGAAGACGCGCAAGAAGACCACGTTAATTATAGAGATTGTTATTTATTTGGGGTATGGAATGTTCTGTACCCCATTTTTTAACCAAAAAATATGGAAGCAAAAATACTTTTAATGAATGATATGCACATTTCAACTGATAAAATAAGTGATTTTGTCAAGAATTGGAATGAAGCATTGGATATATGCGAAGAACATAAAATTTTAGATCTAGTTATTGGCGGAGATATATGGACATCTCGCGCTGGGCAATCCTTAGGTGTTTTAATGGCTGTAAGGACGTGTATTTTAAACACTACAAAAAAGGGAATACATCTTACCATTGCAGAAGGTAATCATTGTAAAGAGGACTTAGAATCGGTTATAGGGTATAGCCATTTATTTAGTGAATATCAAGATGTTGATGTTGTTGATGATTGGATGCTACTAGAATATCCTCAATTCAATTTTTATGTAATGAGTTACTTTCCAGAAAATGGAAGCTTCCCTGATAGGATTGCTGAATTATTGGAATCTGAAGGGAAAGAACATAATGCTGGATCAGATATACTTTATATTCATGAAGGAGTAGCTGGAGGGTTAATTACACCGGCACCACATGAGTTGCCAGCAGAAGTAGTTAAAGACTTCAAATATGTTCTTGTGGGCCATTATCATGATCGCAAAAAGATTCCCAATACAAATGTTCAGTATATTGGGGCTTCTCGTCAACATTCTTTTGGAGAAGACGAAGAAAAGGGGTACACGATAGTATATGAAGATGGGTCTCAAAAATTTATCAAAAATGAAGTGAATACCAGGTACCAGACTATTGAAGTTGAATCTGATCAAATTAATGGTAAGTTGTTCGATTTACTTGGAGAATACAATGCTTCTGGGAAATACAAAACTCGTATTCGTGTTAACTGTAGCGATAATGAGGTACTTGCGATTGATAAACAAAAGATTATTGATGCTGGAGCTTCCAAGGTAGAAATCATTACGGCTTCCAGAAAGGCTGAGATCAAATCTTTGGATATGGGATTTAAATTTGATAGAGACGGTATTAAAAAAGAATATGTAAAGTTCTGTTCTGATAAATCCATTAAGGATATTGATTTTGGAATCAAATATATTGATCAAATTAAAGCTATATAACAATGTGGGGATTACGAAAAGTAAGCGCAGAAAATGTATGCGCGTTTAAAAAACTGGAATATTATATCAATCAAGGTCACTGTACATTGATATTCGGTCACAATGATGATAACGACTCTCAGAAGTCAAATGGATCTGGTAAATCGGCTCTTATAGAATGTATTTCAGTAGGAACCACTGGAGAGATCCTAAGAGATGCTAATGCTGAAGAAATAATTAATGACAGTTTTAATGATGCAACTGTTCGTTTAGAATATGAAAATCCTTCTATAAACCAAATTCTTGTTATTGAGAGATTTTTTGAAAGAAAGAAGTCTTCCGTTGTTAAGTGTTATATTGGGAATGAAGGAAACGACCCAGAGCCAATAATTAAATCTAGTGTTGATGAATATAATAAATTTATATTAGACACACTCGGACTTACCAAGGATGATATATTCCATAACTACATCTTATCTCAAAACAAATTCAAGAGTTTTTTAAAGGCTTCAGATAGTGGTAAAAAAGACATTATCAATAATTTCAGTAATGGAAACAAAATTGATGAAGCTATTGAACTTCTTCATGTAGATATGGATCCAGTTGTTGATATGTTACATGAAGCCGAAGAGAAAACTTCAAAATATTCAGGAAAGGTTTCAGCTATTGAGGAACAAATATCACTTGCTGAAGAGAACGAAAAAATTGCGTTTTCTAACAAGCCGTCAAAAATTTTAGAATTAAAAACTAAAATATCCGATGAAAGAGGTAGTATAAGGCTGAATAAAGATAACATATCCTTTAATGAAAATCTTCTTGGTGGTATAGACATTGCCGAGGAAGAGTTAGAGAAGCTTGAAGATAATTCAGAGCTTAAAACTGAGGAGGTGTTCCATAAGATAAATGAAGCACTTAAAACTGCAAAGATCAATGAGATAAAAGACTACTTATCTGAAATTTCTTCAAAACAATGCGAACTCACTGTATTGAAGGTAAAATTAGATGTTCAATCAATAAACACTTCCGGTAAAAATTCAGAATTGAGTAGAGCTAAAAAAGATTACGAGAATCTTGTTTCTAATTATGAAAAATATAAAGAAGATTTTCCTCAGAAACTTGGGAAGGTTGCTGAAAAGCTCTATGAGATAAATAATAAAATAACTGCACTAAATAAAGAAAAGAGTGATTATGAAGCAAAGAAAAGAGTATCTGAAAGTAAAGTGGCTTCGGCTATCAATGTTTTGGCCGGAGTTATTGTGTGCCCGAAGTGTAAGCATGAGTTTGTATTGAATGATAATGTAGATGTTGAAGAAGAAAAATTGAATCTTGAAAGTTATAAAAAAGAAGTAGAACTTATTGATTCACAGATTAGTAAAAGCAAAACTAATATTGAAAAAGCTAATTCTTCCGTTCAAGAAACGGAAGCTTCAAAGGCAGCTCTTTTAAATGAAAAAAACTCTTTAGCAAACAAAATCACAGAATTATCCACCAATGTATCCAATTTAAACAATAATTACTTATCTTTGTCACGCGAGCTTGATACTATTAATTCAAATATAGAAAGTATAAATTCTTTCATATCTGGAATCCGTGGTAAAATGTTCGATGAGGCCTATCAAATAGTGGATGATGCAACTAGTTTTTATGAAGCTAAGAATAAAACTTGCAAGAGTAATATTTCAGTTTGCGAAGGAAGTATAGCTTCATATGAGGAGGCTATTGAAAATTTAAATAAACCAGTGGTAGATAGTACTACTCTTGGTGGTTTAAAAAAATCTCTGGAACAATACAAAAAAGATTATTCTAATATAGTTAAAAATCAAGAGGAAGTAGCTGAAAAAGTTGAAGGATTTAAGGCACAAGAAGCCTTATACGTTGACTTTAAAACTTATTTAGCGAATAAAAAGATTGACTCTCTTTCAGATATTACCAATAAGTTTTTAGAAAAGATTGGTAGTGATATACGAATCAGTTTTTCCGGGTACACGGTCCTTAAGTCTGGAAAAATAAGAGATAAGATTTCTATTTCATTGCTTAGAGATGGGGTTGATTGTGGATCTTTTGGAAAGTTCTCAGAAGGTGAAAAAGTAAGAGTTAATATGGCTAATATACTAGCTATGCATCAATTAACTAATGAGAATTGTGATACCGATAAGGGGCTTGATTTGTTGATTGTAGACGATATATTAGGGGTTTCAGATGAATCCGGCATAGAATCAATGGCAGTTGCAACAGATACTCTAGGAATAACTGTATTAATGATCTCTCAGATGGATATAGCTGAAAATTATCCTTATCGGACCATGATAAGAAAAACAAATGGAATTTCAAAAATTGAAGAATAATGAAGAAAATTGAAGAAAAAATACCATACAACGACCTTGGAATAACTGGTGATAATTTATTGTCATTAGATATAGCCACTCATTGCGGGTATTACTCTAAACATTCTGCTGTAACT